ATACAGTTTCTGCATCAGCTCCATATCTTTATCACCTACATAGAAATTGATTCTGTCTATGTCAAAATCTTCATATGAATCTGATAAATGCCAACTGTTCATTGGATTCCGCATTCCCCTGATTGCGTGTTTCAATCCCCAATGATCAATGTTTTTTACCTTTAACATTCTTCTGATCTACCTTTCTAATCTGATTATCATTTACCCAAAATGATGTACCATCTACATTCACCCTGTACTTTGAACCACTGTTCAATCCGGTAAAACATCTATCTACAACAGCAGGTATTTCAATAATTACCTGATCACCTTGATTGATATTCTGCTTCTTCATGACTGGAAACCACCTTTATCAGGTTCATACACATTTTCTTCAAATCCAATGAACAAAACACGTTCCCTTGGAATCATGATCCTACTGCCATTCTTATTCACATAGAACATCCCAAATTGTGCAACATATTCAAAATCTTTACAGTTCTCAAATATATGTGATACATCATCTGCAAAGATAACTATTACATTCCGCATCAGATATCACCTTCCTTTCTATGAAGACTATGTTCTATATCAAATCCATCTGGATATCTTGCAAGCAATTTTTCTATGTTCATCTTGCAAATATCTTCAAGTTTCCATCCACAAGCAGAACAGTATTCTGAAACAAACCACATTAGATCACCAAGTTCTTTCTTCCTGTGTTCATCACTTGTTTCAATATGTCCTTGATATGTCTTCTGGTAAATGGAATGCAATTCCCCAATTTCACCTACCATTCCATGCAGTGCATGGTATTCCTGATCAGTATGGTTCATACTCTGATCAATAGTTCTGGATGCAAGTTTCTGATATTCATTCAGTTCCATATCTATGCCTTTCTAATCTTCTTCAATAAAACATCCGCAACCGCCTATATCATGTACTTCATCAAAGGACAATTGAATTCCTGATCCTTCCAAGGATTCCCTTAATTCCTTCAAAGTGTATGGTTTTCCTTTCCTTTTCAGGATGGAAACATCCCTGTTCAATTTCCTTCTGATTGCCTGTTCTTTATTTTCCCATTGCAGGAAGGTTCTTCTATCTTTTTCAAGAAGCATCTTCCAGTGTCCAATTCCACCCTTTACACAACATCCTGCACAATTGTTGTGTGAAAATCCTATCTGATACATATAAGGTATCTGGATGCCATCATCTGCAAGCAGATTCAACATTTCCGATTTATCCAGATAAGGTTTTTCACACATTGGAAACATCACCTGATAAGGTTTATAGTTCTTTTCAATAGCACCTTTTCTATGTGTTTCTGTCCAATCTATGCCTAAATACAGGATGCATTCATCAGGTTTATAGTTTTCCTTTAACCATTTCTTGAATGGTCTTGATTTCAGCTTCTTTGAACAATTTGCAATCCTGCTGTTATACATGAAATTGTCTTCCCAAGCTAATTCAAATGGTGTTTTTCCTTCACATAACCGGATGATCTTCAGACCAAATTTCTTTTCTATATCATCCAAGAATCTGTACAGATCACCATCTTCTGCTAATGTGTCACAAAATACAGGAATTACATCTGTTTTATCTTCTACTTCTTCTAATACTCTTTTCAGGGTGAAGTAAGAACCTACACCACCACTGATTGAAACAATATGCTTCATAACACCTGTGACTAATCGTCAACAGGTAAAGATGGAATCTTCCTATGCTACTTGGTTTCCCTTTCACGCAATAACCCATCCTTTTATGAATGACTTTAACAATCTTCATTCAACCTAGTTTCACTAGGATTAGTTATTTTCCTTTCTATTGTTTTCTTCCAATTCAATGATCTTATTCAGATACCAGACTGCCTTTCTAATATCTTCCAAACCATTCTTTGCATTTGACCGCCAAATATATTTGAATGCATTCAGAAGACAGAAATGTTCAACTGGTATCAATCCAAATACTTCAATCATTACATCAATGCATTCATATTTTCCTTGATTGTAATGATGCGGATGATTGATAGAAAGATCTGTCCTAACATCTTTCATATACATATACCTTTCCTTTTGGTGTTCTTTTCTGAATAGCTTTGAATCCATACTGCTTTGCTATTTCCTTTGTGAAATTGGCTTGTGTCATTCTCTGATACCCACTTTCAGAACAATAGGTATCATATCTTGCGAACACTTCCCTTGTAGGCTTATGCAGGATATCAACATCTGCATCCAGTTCTTCAAGAAATAGCAGTAATGGATTATTATCAAGTTTGAATTGTTTAATCTGTTCAGTAACCTTAGAACAAACAGTGAATCCATGATCAATGATTCTTTTCAATCCATCAATTCCAATCTTGATCAGATATTCAGCAGATTCCTGTGTCTGCAATTCCCATGTAATATTAGGATTGTAATCTTTGTCTTTATCGCTGAATCTAGCTTCAAATGGAATGATCACCATTCTTCTTTCAATTGCATAGAAACCTTTGTTTCTGAATCTTGGAATTTCATTTGCAGAAAACAGAAGTTTGATTGATGGTTTGAAGAAGAATACATCCTGTCCTTTATTTTCTGCTTTGATATCATTCCCTGATACTATCTTCTTGAACTGTGCAACCGCTTTTCCCTGAAGAAATTCATCTGTGATATCATCACCAATATTTGCCAACTTACCAAACAGTGAAGATGTGCTGAATTTTTCTGACAGTTCATCAATATCAAGTGATACATAGTTCTGTCTTCCAAGAACATTTTCAATTGCTTCAAGATACGTTGATTTACCATTTGAACCATCACCTGTAAGAAGGAACGCTTTCTGATATTTGTTAGACCTGAAGAAGGTATAACCAATACATTCTTCCAACAGTTTTCTGATTTCCTGATTTCCACATGCAATTTTGTTCAATGTTATATCTGTCAGTTCATAATAAGCATCTGGAACATAGTTCCATGGAATCTTATTGGTAATGATATATTCAGGATTGAATGGTAACAGACTGCCTGTAGACAGATCATAGATACCATTGTTGAATGCAATCAGATTATCATTCATCTGGAATGTATTTTCTGGAATGCTTATTTCCAGATACTTCAGAACTTCTGTTCTTTGTGTTTGCTTCATATCAGGCATTACTTCAATCATCTTGGATTCAAGGATTCTATATCCTGATACATAGATTCCATCTGAATATACATGCAACTGTCCATTAATCCGTTTCACATTGAATTCAGATTGCAGGTATTTAGCAAATTCAGCATGAAGGAATTTCTTTCCATCAAAGAATACTGGTTTCAGAAACGCTTCATCCCTTAGTATCGTTTCCAATTCTTGATCTTCTAACGGTTCTTTCAGAACATACTGATTTATCAGTCTAATTGTTTCCTTGGTTTCTTCCTTGGTCAATCCTGCTGATTGCAGTGTTAATTCATATCCAAACAGTGTTGAATTTCTTCCATCACCATCTGCAAGATTCAGAAGATCAGTCCTTGTCTTAATAGGTTTAAGATAATATGGAAGTTCCTGATAATTTTCTGCATCTGGTTCTTCCAAATCCCATTCACAAAACCTTTCTTCACCTGCAAACTTTAATACTGCATATGATGCCTTACTTCCAATCTTGATATCTGCTACCAGTCCAATTGCAAGATGCACATGTGTATAGCATTGTGTTACAGGATGATCAATTGGATTCTTGAAATAGAAATGCTTACCCCTTGTTGTATCAATTACCTTGCAATCCAACTGATGATCTTCAACCAGTTTCATCAGTTTTTCTGACTGTTCTGAATCATCTATATCAATCAATACAGTTTCTTCATTCAATATACCTGCATATTCTGGAAGGTCTTTCACCTGTTCATAAGTTAGAAGATCAGAAGATGAAGCATTTTTGAATTTCATCTGACACTGTTTGTTCTTTGTAGGAACATAACCTTTGAATAACTTCATGCTTCACTTCCTTTCTATGATTCATATCTTTCCAATACTGCTTTTAACTTTTCCTGTACCTTCAGAAGATGCTTATAATTCTTCTTGATTTCAGAATTGCATTTATCTTCAAGAACAGTCTTATACCGTTCAATTTCTTTCAGAACATACTGATTCCATTCCTGAAAAAGTTCTTTCCGGTATTCCAAAACATCACAATAATCTTTTGGATATGCCTGTTTATCAATGATTGATATCAGCTTGTTCACATCCATGATTTTCATGTTGTAGGTGATACCTTTCTTCAGAAGATGATAATTGGAAAGGTCATATGATCCCTTTGCAGTGAATATCAAACATTCATCATTCATACACCAAACCCTTTCAATCTTTCTTGTGCAATCCGCAAATACCAATTCTTATCCAGATGTTCAGGACACTTCTTCTTGTTCACATCATCATTGAAGATGAAACAATGTTCAGGTGTTCCTTCCATCTTGGATTTTTTTTCTGTCTTGGCATGAATTTTGAACAATCCTGCATCTGATTCTTTATTGGATGCAAATACCCTTACACATTTTTCTTTTACTGCTTTATCACCATGCAGAATCAGCTTATACTTACTGCTGATTTTCTTGACCTGCTGAAACATGATCAGATCATTGCATTCAGTAATAGTTGTCTGTAATGGAATTCCTTTGGTCATATAATCAACCAATGCCTTATTCACTATTGGAAGATCAAAGTCTAATCTGGATAGCTTTTTGACATATGCACCTTTAGATTTGAAGTGTCCATCATATCCATCAATGATCAAATAATTGTTTACATCCTTCTGGAAGATTTCACCCCAACCATAATCATCAAATTCTAATGACAGACCTGTTCTTGTTTCCCATTCATAAGCGATATCATCAACCTGCTGAAACCAAGAATCCACATTATAGATTTCATCCGGTTTCCTGATCAGTATTCCATCAGTGTTCACTTGAATGATTTCTGATATGTTTTCCAGTTTTTCAAACAAATCAACACCAACCAGAATTTGACCAAATACACATGTGTTATTAGCACCTCTTGGATCAAATAGTTTGTTGTATTTGTCCTTCATAGCACCATATGTTCCATTCAATACAATTTTGAAAGGTGCTTGTTCCTTCTTTTTTCCTTCAGCTTTTAACTGAAGTCTGAATTTCCGAATTTCTTTATACCGTTCAATTCCCCAATCAGGAACACTTCTGGAAAAACAGTATTCAGGATACAGACAATCAAGTGTTGGATACAGTGAACCTACATCCATGTTTAGAAAGTATCCTTTGGAATGATATTTAGGTTTAGCACCATGGACACCACCCCATGCAAAGACCACTTCAATTCCTGCCATTTGTTTCTTCAACTGAACTGATTTGTTACCATCCTTGTATTTATGGTTTTCAGGATTCATGAACCACTTTGGAATATCTTTGTACTTCTGAACTTTTGCACATTCTGGAATATGAATATCAAATTCATCAGTCCACTGCTGTTTAACTGCACCAAGGATTTCAGCAGATAACTGAACCTTGGTTTTATTGATATATGCCAAAGGCATTTTGTACATCTTCAGCAGTTCCATTTGTGCTTCAAAGTCTGCATATCTTTCTATGAAGATTTCAATTGTCTGTTCTACATCATGTCTACAGTATTTGATGGTTTCTGCAATTTCTGCTTCTGTCAGTTTCCTATCTATATCAAATGGAATACTGGATTCAATAACACTGTTTCCCATTGATCCTTCAAACCACTTCAAACCCCTGTCAATATTGGACATAACATCATAGTTGTAGATTGGATAATCCTTCAGTAAAGGACTGAATTCATATCCTGATCTTCCTTTTATAATGATGAAATCATTGCATTCTTTAGGATTGAACCCACATAAGATAGACTGAAGAATGAATATGTCATATCTTCTTGAATTGAACCCCACCCAAATATCAGACCTGTGTTCTTTCCAAAATGTTTCAAGTTCATCACTGTTATTTACAATGACTGTTTCCTGCTGTGCATTCATATCAATCAGCACAACTAACCAATCATATTTGAATACTTCAAAGTCATAAAATAACATGATTATTCCTTTCAAGATTGTTCTGCACCATCCATTGACAGTGCAGAACAACCAAACATTTATTCAAATACTTCTTCAATTGTGTATTTAGGAAATCCTTTTCCTGTGGTTTCATACTTCACAAGATATTCCAGATGATCAGAATCAATTGTTTCATGAATGTCCATGATCAGATTGTTATACTGTCCATAATCAATGAATTCAACATCTTCTACTGCATCCAATCCTCTAAGAAATTTATTGACAATACCAATCTGGAAACCCTGTGTAATAACCTGATTGAAGAACAGTCTGGAATTCTTATACTGTCCTTCCAGAATCTTCATCCAACAAACAAACATTGGATCACCTTTGGAAGATTCCTTCAGTTCCAGTTTTTCAATGGAAACTTCATACTTTCCTTCAGGTACTTCAGGGTAATCACCTGATCCACCATTCTGTTCAACTTCCTTTGCATCCTTGGCAAGACCTTTTGTATCAATAGCCTTGTTCCACTTATCAAATACACTAGCCATTATTCATTACCTTCCTTTCTAGTTCTTCTAGTTCTTCTTGCAGGTTTTTCTTCAACAACCTCTGCTTCAACAACTTCAACACTTACCTTTTCAACAGGTGCTTCTTCAGCAGAATCTGCTTTTCTATCTCTTCTTGATCTTCTAACAGGCTTTTCTTCCTGTTCCTTTTCTTCTGGTTTATCTTCAGATTCAATCTGTTTCAGTTCTTCAACATCAGCACCAACCACTGTTCCAGTTCCGGTATCAACCTGTTTGATATCCTGTTCAGGTGCAGGTTTTTCTTCCCCTTCTGAATTGACTGTTTTTGTCCGTTTCCTGTCACGTTTAGAAACGGATACAGAATTATCCATCTTTTCTTCTTTTGGCTGAATCTGTCTTGATTCTGTGTGTCCTGCATTGAAATTTGCTTCATCATAGACCTGCATCAGCTTGTTCCAATCTAAGGGAATTGAAGTATGGTTGATTCCATGCAATCTTCCACCACCAAACACAACTTCATCAGACTTGAATTCAAGTGTTCTTACATCACCATCAACAACTACCCTTGCAACAATATCCACCATTCCTGCAATCTTGTTTGCAATCTTTTCCTGAATGTTAGGCTTGATTGATGTTGTCTTATCACCTGACCTTCTTGTAATATCCCTTGATGTATCTTCATGACTGATCAGAATAATGTTTTCATAATCCAGATTCATCAGTCTTCTAATGGTAGACAGGAATTCAGTTCTGACTTCATCCCATGCCCTGAAAGTATCATCTGATTCATGTTTGATACCTAACTTGTCATACATGTACAATCTGCAAGACTGATAAGTATCTTCCAGAAGGTCAACAACAATTGTTTTGAAATCATTGTCCTTCCTTTCCAGTTCATCAATGGTATCCTTAAATACTGTCCAAGCAAGTTTCTTCTGTCTTCCTTCATAGGTATCCTTGATAGCCACATAAGGCATTGTTACAAACTGGATGTTTCCATCAGTGTTCAGATTTAATGGATTAGGTGCTGAATCAACAAAGGTTGTTTTTCCACTGAATGCACCACCATAAATCCAAAGTTTTCTTTTGGTTGTCTGTCCAACCTGTCTTCTTTCTGTACTTGGTAAGACCATATAATCCTTTCCTTTCAAACAAAATTCTTGATAATTGCAGAATTTACATAGAAACTGTTCATTCTTTTCAAACGTTTCAGCATGTTCAATTTTCCTGACCGATTCAAACCAATGAATTACTTTTACCGGATTATATTCAACAGATTTAATTTCCACCTGTTTCTTTTCCAGTTCTTTCATAATTCTTTGTCTGTAGATTTGAACAGGTTCATTGTTTAATTGCTTCAATGTGACCTTTGGAATGAAGATCAGATACAGATTTCTGATTCTTTTCCCTGTTATTTTTTCTGTCATGTACTTGTAGACATGCAATTGTGCAGTCTGCATATAATGACTTATATTGTTGGAATATTTGAAGTCATACAGATCAAACTGTCCATACTTCAAATTCATGTCATGCTTTGTACATGGAATCAGAAGGTCTAAGTATCCATTAAAGAAATCATCTTCAATGTGATATTCATGAAGCCTTTCTTCTGGAAGAAGTTCTTTCACCTTTGGAATCAGATATTCCAATTTCATTGCTTCTGTAATATGTCTATCATCTATAACAGGATAATTACTGAAATACTCTTTGATCCCTTCTTCAACTGTGGTTTCGATTCCCTTATGCATCCCTGAACCTAGATACATTGGATTGTCAGGTGCATCATCTGGAAGAACCTGAAGTTTTTCCTTGTATGTTAGAAACCATTTCCATTTACAGGATTCAAAGGATTCTACCTGTGAATAACTGAATGTCATGTTTCCCACCTTCCTTCAAAAGTTCTTTTGTAAATTTCTTGATGCATGGAATTATCACAATTGATCAGCTTAATCAGCTTTTGAAATTCTTCATACTTATCTGGATACAGAAGAATTCCATATCCACCTGATCCATCAATCTTTTTCAGATTGTAGGTCTGAAGATCAGATGGTTTTCCATCAGGTGCTTTCAGTTCAATTCCAATGAACTTTCCATTGCAACAACATAGAATGTCTGGTATTCCATCCTTAGTGAACTTCTTTCCATTTTGTGCATTCCCTGACCAATACTTGATGAACCAACATCCTTGATCCTTCAAGAAGGATTTCACCCTGTTTTCAAAG